GTTATTGAAAGTAGAGTTGTTTCTGAAAGAACAAGAACTCAAACAATTATCACTTGGTATGATCCACTCGCACAATCATTCTTGGTAGAAGATGAAACTGGAGTATTCTTGACTAGTTGTGATGTTTTCTTTAGATCCAAAGATGATATGGATATTCCTGTTGTCTTCCAATTAAGGACGATGATAAACGGATCTCCTTCTGCAAGAGTTCTTCCATTCTCTGAAGTTGTCTTAGATCCTGATGATGTTCAAACATCATCTGATGGATCAATTGCAACCAACATTCAGTTTAAAGCACCTGTATATGTTGAGGGTGGCACCGAATATGCTATATGTTTAGCATCTAACTCTACCAAATATAGTGTTTACATTTCTAGAATTGGTGAAAATGATCTTCTGACAGACACATTTATTTCCAACCAACCATATCTTGGATCTTTGTTCAAATCTCAGAATGCCTCTACGTGGGAACCAAGTCAGTGGGAAGATCTTAAGTTCACTCTTTACAGAGCAGACTTCCTTGATACTGGATCTGTTGAGTTTTATAGTCCAGAACTTACAAGAGGAAACGCACAAATTGCGAAACTTACTCCCGATCCTATCGTTCTTCAATCTAGATCAATCAGAGTTGGTCTTGGCACTACAGTAGCAGATTCATATGAGTTTGGTAATACATTCTTCCAAGCAACAACAAATGCAACTGGAGACCTTGTAGGGACCGCAGGATCTGCTGTAGGAAACCTTTCGATTAGTAATGCTGGACTGGGTTACACTCCAGCTGATGGTGGTCAAACATTTACTGGTGTTAATCTTGTCACCTTAACTGGTCACGGAAGGGGAGCAACCGCAGATATTACTGTTAGAAACGGTAGTATTGTTGCTTCTGGTGCCACTATTAATAATGCTGGTGGTTCTGGATATCAAGTCGGTGATGTTGTTGGAATTGATACAATTGGAGCAGCATCTGTTGGTAGAAATGCAAGACTTACAATTGCAGGTATTGGTCACACTAACGAACTCATTCTGAATAATGTTCAAGGTGAGTTTGTTGTTGGAGCAGCAAAAACACTATTCTTCTTCAATAGTTCTGGTATTTCTACAGAACTTAATTCATCTGGTGCTGCAGGACTTGGAACTGGTGGAGATGTTCAAATTTCAAGCATCATAACTGATTCTGATGGATTGCATTTCAAAGTCAATCATCAAAATCATGGGATGTATTTCTCTGACAACTCTGTAAGTATATCTGGAGTTCGTCCTGATGTAAAACCAACAAAATTGACTGCAGAGTATTCATCTACATCTACAGGTCAAATTGCGGTTGGTGGTGCAACGACATTCTCAACATTTGAAAATGTTGGAGTTGGAACAACTAATGTTGGTTATCTCTTAATTGGTGAGGAAATTATTGAATATACCAATGTTTCTGGAAACAGTATTGGTGGTGATATTGTAAGAGGAACTAATCCAAAAACATATCCTGTTGGAACTCCTGTTTACAAATATGAACTTGGTGGAATTAACCTTCAGAGAATTAACAGAACTCATGCATTAAGTGATGTAACTAAACTTGATCCATTCACATTTGATAGTTATCAAGTTAAGATTGACACTAGCTCAACAACAGGAACTGATAGAAGCACTGATGTTGGATTCCCTAAACTTTATATAACAGGTGATAGATCTGCTGGAGGATCTAGAGTCAGAGCATCTCAAAACATGCCTTTTGAAATCATCACCCCACAAGTTCAAAACGTAACTGTTCCTGGAACTAGTATTACAGGTGAAGTTAGAACTATTACTTCTCAAAGTTTTAGTGGAAATGAGACACCTTTTGTTGATGCTGGATTCCAAGACATCACTATAAATCAAAAGAATTATTTTGATACTCCAAGAATGATTGCATCTAAGGTAAATGAAGATGCACAACTTACCAATATTGTTGGTGGTAAGTCAATGCAGATGAGACTTTTCCTCTCATCTACAGATAGTCGTTTAAGTCCTGTTATTGATGGACAAAGAGTAAATGCGATTCTTACTTCTAATAGAGTAAATAATATTATTTCAAACTATGCAACAGACTCTAGAGTAAATAGTGCCACTGAGGATCCAACAGCATTCCAATACATTTCTAAAGAAATTGTCCTGGAAAACTCAGCATCTTCTATTAAAGTTATCGTTGCTGCTCATGTTAATGAAGTATCTGACATTAGAGCATTCTTTGCGACTAACAATAAACCAGGAGTTGATCCTGTATTTACTCCTTTCCCTGGATATGCAAATCTCAATGAAAGAGGAGAAGTTATCGCATCTGAAAACAACAATGGTGAATCCGATTCCTTTATAACTAAGTCAAATACTCTCTCCTTTGAGAGTAGAGATCTTGATTATAGAGAATATACATTTACTATTGATAGATTGCCATCATTCAGAACATATAGGATCAAACTGGATCTGTCATCTACAAGTCAGTGCTTTGTACCAAGAGTGAAAGAACTTAGAGTTATTGCCTTAGCATAATATGGATTTTTATGAAATGGAAGGTCATAAGGATCTCGCAAGAGATCCTGAAACTGGAGCAATCGTTAATGTAAATACTTTGGAATATACACAGTATCTTTCAAGACGTGAAGTGAAAACCGAAAAGAATCAGAAAGTACAGACAATCGAGCAAGATCTTGCTAATGTAAAGAGTGAACTAAATGAAATCAAGTCATTACTAAAGGAGTTACTACATGGATCCTGATAGCATTGAACTAACAAACTTAGCAAAAAGTTTTGCATATCAAAAGATTGCAACTGATATAGATAATTGTGATGACCGTGATGTTCTTAAGAATATTGCAAAATCATTTTGCAAACTTTATTATAAACAACAAGAAACAATGTCGGTAATAGGACTTCCAGATGCCATCTAATAATATCACATTCGATCCAGATTCTGGAGTTCCATATGGTCTCAACTTGACTGTATATGGGGGATCAGACTTTACTGCAAATTTAAATGTAAAGACTACTTCAAATGGTAACTTTGATCTAACAGATTACAGTGGATCTGCTGCTATATCAAAAAGTGTTGCTGTTGGAGCAACACTTGGTATTACAACTTCATTCACTGTTGGATTTACTAGTGCATATGATGGTCAAATGAAACTTTCTCTTGGTACAACTTCTACAAGAAATTTGGCTGAAGGAAGATATGTTTATGATGTTCTAGTGAAAGAAGAAGTTGGTGGAGGTGCCACTACATATACACTTGCGAATGGAAATATATATGTCTATAACCCTGTATCTTCAGCACCCTAAATACAGGTAGGGAAACTTGTGGAATAAATGGCACAACCAGCAAGTAGGACAGATTTAATTAACTATTGCAAAAGGCAACTGGGAGCACCAGTGCTTGAGATTAATGTTGCCGATGAGCAAATAGATGATCTGGTTGATGATGCCTTACAATATTTTCAGGAGAGACACTTTGATGGTGTAACTCAAACGTTTTTAAAATATAAAATAACTCAAGAAGATATTGATAGAGGGAGAGCAAGAGGTGGCACTGATAATGCTGCTGGTATCACAACTACAACTGCGTCTTCAACTATTGATGGATCTTCTGTAGACTTTTCGTTTGAAGAGAATAGTAATTATCTTCAAGTGCCACCAGAGATTATTGGAATAACTAAAGTATTTAAATTTGATGGAACAAACACTGTAACTAATAACATGTTCAGTGTTAAATATCAATTATTTTTGAACGATATTTACTATTGGGGATCGACAGAAATATTAACTTATGCAATGACCAAGACTTATCTTGAAGATCTTGATTTTGCACTAAGCACCGATAAATTTATTAGATTTAATCAAAGACAAGATAGATTATACTTAGATTTTGATTGGGGATCTGCTGCTAAAGATGATTTCCTTATTATTGATTGTTATCGTTTAGTAGACCCAAATTCATATTCAAGAGTTTGGAATGATTCTTTCTTGAAGAGATATGTAACCGCACTTGTTAAAAGACAGTGGGGTCAAAACTTGATGAAGTTTCAAGGAGTTAAATTACCTGGTGGAATTGAATTAAACGGTCGTCAGATTTATGACGATGCTCAAAGAGATTTGGAAGTGATCAGGGAGCAAATGTCTAACACTTACGAACTTCCTCCATACGATATGATAGGTTGATATCATGTTAAATCCATTCTTTACTCAGGGAACTCGGGGTGAGCAAAATCTTGTTCAGGATTTAATTAATGAACAATTGAGAATGTATGGGGTAGATATTTTTTATCTACCTAGAAAATATCTGACAGAAAATACTATTATAAGAGAGGTCGTGCAATCAAAATTTGATATGGCACTTCCTTTAGAAGCTTATGTTGATAACTACGATCAATATTCTGGTGCTGGTGATATTCTTTCTAAATTTGGAATTGAATCTAAAGACGAAGTAAGACTTATCATATCAAGAGATAGATTTGAAAATTACATTACTCCTTTGATTGAAGATCAAGCAAATGTAAAACTTTCAACCAGACCAAAAGGTGGAGATTTAATTTGGTTTCCACTTGATGACAGAATTTATGAAATCAAAGATATTGAATATGCAAAACCATATTATCAGTTACAGAATCTCTATGTTTATGAGTTGTATTGCGAACTCTTCCGTTTGGAAGACGAAGTTATTGCAACTGGTATAGATGAGATTGATAATAACCTCATTGGTGAAGAATATGATGGACTTACTGATGATGGAATCAATACTATTCAAGGTCCTACACAGACACTTACTTTAGTTGGATCTCCTGTTCAAGCAACTGCAACTGTCGCTATATTTGATGGTGGTGTTAGACAATTTACAATAACAAACAGAGGTGGTGGATATAGTAGTGTACCAACTGTAGTCGTCTCTGCTGCCCCTTCAGGAGGGACTACAGCAGTCGGTATTGCCACTATGATTGGTGGTATCAATGTATGTAATTTAAATGCCAATCCAAGGGATCAATCTGTTCAGAGGGTTGATGTAGCAAATTCTGGTGCTGGATACACTGTGGCACCAGGTGTTAGATTTACTGGTGGTGGAGATGGTGGAACAGGTGCTGCTGCTACAGCAACGATTGGTGATGGTGTTGTTGGAATTGTCACTATTACGAATGGTGGATCTGGATACACAGTTCCTCCTACAATCACGTTCTCTAATGAGGTGTTTGAATCTGGTGTCACAACAGTGTCTGCTGCTGCAACAGCAGTTGTAAGTGCTGCTGGAACAATTTCAAATATCTTCTTAACAAATTCTGGTGTTGGATATTCTGTTGCTCCCACCATGTCTATCGCAGCATCTGGAAGTTCTGGATCTGGAACGTTCCAATTTAATGAAGTTGTAACGGGTTCTTCCAGTGGAACAACTGCAAGGGTTAGAACTTGGAACTCTGAAACAAATGTTCTTGAAGTAGGAACAGTAAGTGGAGAATTCACCCGTGGTGAAACAATTACAGGATCTACTTCTGGTGCAGCATACGAACTGAGAGTAGCAGATGCACAACCTGCAGATGATGGATTTGCTGATAATATTAATATAGAAACAGAAGCAGATGCTATTATTGACTTCTCTGAGCAAAATCCATTCGGTATGCCATAACCATAAATAAAAATATCTTAATATAGAGATATTGTAGGACTTTAAAAATGTTTGAGTATTTTTACAACGAAATTTTGAGGAGAACCATTATCTCTTTTGGTACTCTGTTTAATAACATTACCATTAAACATGAAGATTCTAATGATAACACTGTCAGTGTTGTAAAAGTTCCTTTAGCATATGGTCCTACTCAAAAGTTTCTAGCAAGGATAGAGCAGTCTCCAGATTTGAATAAACCATTTGCGATGACCTTACCAAGGATGTCGTTTGAATTTACGGGACTAACTTACGATCCTTCTAGAAAAGTTACTACAACATCAACTTTTACTGTAAAAGATCCTAATGATGGGACTGAGACTAAAAAGGCATATATGCCAGTCCCGTATAACATGCAATTTGAACTTGCTATTATGTGCAAGTTAAACGACGATGCACTTCAAATTGTAGAACAAATTTTACCATTCTTTCAACCTGCATACAACGTCACTGTAGAACTGGTTGAATCATTACAAGAGAAAAGAGATATTCCTGTTGTCCTGGAAAACATTACTATGCAGGATGACTATGAGGGAGACTTTACTAGTAGAAGAGTTCTTCTTTATACTTTGAGATTTACTGCAAAAACATATCTGTTTGGTCCTGCATCTACTGCAACCAAAGATATCGTCAAGAAGGCTACTGTCAGTTATCTTACGGGCACGGACATTTCAAGCACTACGAGAGAAATTTCTTACTCTGTCGAACCAAGAGCAATCAAGAACTACACTGGAAACGCAGCAACAACATTGGCGGAAGATATTACAAAAGCAAAAACAGCGTTCAACGTTGCAGATGCTAGTGGACTTACTGCTAATACCTATGTTGATCTCAATGGAGAGGAAATCTTCATCACGAAGATAACTGAAAATAGACTCAACGTGAAGAGAGGTCAAGATGGAACCACCATTACAGATCACTTAGTAGGAGAAGAAATCTTTATTATCAATG